TCATCATCCATATACTGACACTCATCAAGCGCCCGAAACAGAGACTCCTCAGCAAGAATAGCAATCTCATGCAGAGCCTCACGAGTCACACGAACACTAACACTCATCCTACGCCTCCTCATCATCAGTATACACAAACCAAGCACCACGCCAATCAACAGACTCGCCACGCTGATCATACAACGCATCAGCCTGCATATCAAGCCACTCCTCACGCTCCTGCTCATGACGCCACGACTCATCCTCATCAGCCCAATAATCCTCAACCTGATGATACAGCCACGAATCAAACCCATCATTAACCACGAGTAACACCATCCCAAGTCTCAAGACGAATCATAATTTCATTACGAGCAATCTGCATAGCATCAACATAATCCCAAGCGCGCGCATTCTGCGAATTAGGATATGCCTCACCCGGATCGTAACCATTATACGCTCGATCAATTTGATCAAACGCAACATCCAGATTATCAACACACTGCTTCAAACACGAAGCAACCACATCAAGATGCTTACGAATTTGATCCTGACGCGCCTTCCAAATTAGATCATTATTAGCACTAACTTCATCCCAACCCATCATCATCTCCAAGAATATAATTAACAGCACGCTCAGCCTGATTAGCAGCCGAAATAAGCAGCCCCGGCTCTTCACGACAACGATCAGCCCAACCCTTCAAATACGCAGCCGACTGCTCCAAATCAGCATCACAACCAAGACCACCACACAACATAGCAGAACCAAACTCAGCAACCAACTCCTCCTTAGCATACACACTAGAACCAAAACCAGCACGCTCAAGCCGATTCAAACGATCAGCATGACCACTAGCATGCACAACCTCATGAGCAAGCGTCTGAGCATACCACGACTCGCGCTTAAACATATCAGGCATAGGCATCTTCAGCAAATCCATATCCTGCTGATAAAACGCCCTATCACCACCATACTCATACGCACGAAGATTATCATGACACCACTCATCAAGAAAACTAATCGCCGCACCAGCAGAACCAGCATCAGGCTGATCAGGCACCACATCATCACGAACAAAAGGTTCAAGCCCCTCAACCTGCGACGCATGAAACACACGATAATAAATCGTCTTCCAAAACGACACAGACTCTACACTACCATCCTCCCGCTCCTTCTCAAACTTAGCAGGCGCATTATACACCACAACAGTAGACTTAGAATCCTTAACAACCCTAGCACCAAGACTCTTAACATTATTAAACGTAAACCAACGAGGATCACTACTCCCCATATCATCCTGCAAAAAACCAAGATAAATACGATTAAACCCGTTATACAAACGACCACTAGCACCATTCTGAGGCTGATTAGCCTTACTCACAACCCAAGGCTTCTGCCAAACAACAACACCAGCCTCCATCTGCTCAATCAAACGCTCAGTAACCTCACGATACAAACTATCCTTAACCTCAGGCTTCATCAGTCAGTCCCTCCATCAGATCTTTACCAGTAGCCTCAGCCAGACTCTGAGACGAATACCAATTATAAAACTCCCACGTATAACCATCATCCTCACTCACATACAGATCAAAACAATCCGTATCAACCATATCAACCACATACGAATTAACATTAACCATCACAAAATCTCCTTGTTTCACACTTCTCTATAGCGCTCAGAACTACACATTCGAACAAAAATAAACGAGCAGTTTAACGTCATGCTCAGGACGCAATGCCTACGACTCCTCTCGATCCATCAGATACGCATGAGCACGCCATGCATCCATCTCCTCACGAGACGCAAAATCAACCTCATACGCCTCATCAGCAGCATGACACCTAAGCCACTCAATACCCATACGATCCCGCTCAACCATCTCCCACTGCTCAAGCGCACCACCACCACGCCGACCAGTAGCACGCTGCTCAGCCGCCACAGCCAGCCGAGCACGATCCTCATCAGTCATCATCCTTACATCAACCTTCCGTTCACGCATCCGAACACCCATCGAACGCTCACCCGTCCGAACAAGAAAACCGCGCGTATAAATCGGCTTAGCCGACCCACGCACCTTGATCAGATTCAACCAAGCAACCTCAAACAAATCATAACCATACGCTGCCACACCATCAGCAAGCGTACCAACTTCCGACAACTTCAGGTACTTCGCTTCCTCCACAACCCAAGCGTCGTAATCCGACGCCTCCATCTTACGATACTGGAACGTCACCTTCACGCGCACATCCGGGAACTCGTACCACTTCATCACTTCACCTCCATAAAGGATAGACAACGAGCAGTTTCAAGTCATGCTCAGGACACCCAACAACGTCAAGCCCGAAGGGCTTCACCTACCGCCACTCGCCGCGCTTGTCCTCGCGCAAGCCGCTCGCACCGCACAACCAGCACCGCCGCTCGCACGGCGCGTCGCCCTCCAACCAGTACGTCTCGTGGAACAGCCTCGAACCACCACACCCACCCCACCGCCCCGCGAACCGCACGCGCTCCACCAACCAGCGCGCCCTCACGAACCGCTTCCTCTTGTGCACCATCGGCGTCCAGCCCGTCCAGAACATCACTCCACCTCCAAGTCGAAGTCGTCCCACACCAACTCAGCGGGATCCACAAACACCGAACGCTCCACACCAGCCACATCCGCCGCGAACTCCAACGCCAACGGATCAGACGAACACGCGAGCCACCCCACCCTGCTCACGTCGAACAACGACTCCTGCTGCAACATCATGACCTCCAAGGTCTCTGTGTGCCAACACAGAACCCAGCGAAGACAAGAAGTCAAGGGTGGATTCCTTACCCGAGCAAAGCGAGGGCGAACATACCCTGATGGGTATGTGAGTATTCGCAAAGCGAATATAAGGGGGACCCTTTACTTCGCAGTCTGAGCGGGTACAATGCCAAGGCACAGAGAAAAAAAACAAACATGCTCCACACTGCTGACATGAACAACACCAAACACAACAACACAACAACAGGGTATAACACACAATCGTAGCACAACCTATCGTATTCGTCCATAAAAACACTCCGAAGTATATGGGGGTAGGCTTTACAAATGCTTTGCTGGGTCTTTACAGGCTTTGATAACTGAATAGCAGAACCCAATCCCCCGTTCACCATTCCGTCTCTATATGTAATAACTCATAGATATTTTTCGTTCACGTGTTTTTTGTGTTAAGTGTTTGTTAAGGTTTGTTTTTTGGTGTCACTTTTTTTGGGTTTTGTTCGTTATTTATAGTAGAGGGTTCTTTTTGTTCTTTATAGGATTCTTTATGGTATTGTTTTTTTTTGTTGTTCTTTATGTTCTTTATGCCGAGGGGGGTGTTTTGATTGTCTTACGCTAATATGGATGGTGTTCCTACTCAGACTGCTGGGACGAGTGAGATTCTCGCTTCGGATTGGAATACGTATGTGCGTGATAATTTTGATAGTATTAAGTTCGGTCATGTGACTGTTGCTGATAATTCGGCTAAGAGTGCGTTGAGTGTTGCTGAGGGTACGATGGTGTATCAGTTGGATAATCAGAAGGTGTTTGTGTATAATGGGTCTTCGTGGGTTGAGGTTAATGATTTGGATAATCCGGGGGCTTGGAGTGATGCGGCGCCGCGTGGTATTTATGGTGGTGGTGTTCGGCGTATTATGGCGAATAATAATGGTTTTACGAATAATACTGCTTATGCTGATTTTCCTAATGCTACGGATAAGGGTGCTATGGATTTGACGTTTGTAAAGGAACTTTCTGGTACGGCTTTGTTTGTTCAGATGCAGGGTAGTGTTAGTCTTGATTCTGGTGTGGCTCAGAATATGTTTTTGGGTATTTCAATTGGTGGTTCTGATTATGATGTTGCTCAGTATTATTTTCCTTCTACTGGTAGGTTGCTTATTGTAGGGTCTAGTGTTCTTACGGGTATTAGTGCTGGTTCTTTGGCGGTTAAGCCTCGTTTTAAGACGGGTGCTGCTTCTGCTAGTACGTTTGCGGCTAATGTTGATTTTGTTTCGTATACTATTATTGAGGTTAGGGTTCTAATGTTCAGCCTCGTATCCGTAAGGTTGATGTTCCTAAGGAGCCGTGGTTGTGTATGAAGTGTAGTGAGGAGAATCCTCATTATATGGCTAGGTGTAATGAGTGTAATGCTCGGAGGCCACACTAGGAGAGGTAGTATGCCTAATTATTCGTTTAAAGAAGGTGTTACTGTTCGTCCTAAGGATCTTGAGAATATTATTCTTCGTTTTCCAGAGAAGTTCGGCTGGTTCTTATCTAAGGGATATGCTCCTCATTATTATCAAACCTTGTTTCATGGGAATAATAATAAGGATTGTTTGACTCGTTTTCGTCATCTTGTGGCTGGGCGGCGCGGAGGTAAGACGCTTAGCGCGGCTTGGGAAGTATTATTCTACTCTCTGTATCCTGAGCAGTTTCATAAGGATGCTTATGGTAAGGATAGTGATAATCCTCTTTGGGTTTGGGCTACGAGTAAAGATTATAAGGTGTTGCGTCCCGCTCTCCTAACTTTGCGTAAGGTTATTACGGAGGCTGGAATGTCTATCGGTAAGGATGTGAAGGAGAATCGCGGCGCAATGACCTTTGAATTTCCTAATGGGAGCCTGATCGAGTTTAAATCTTCGGATGATCCCCAGTCGCTTCGCGGCGCGGGCCTTGATATCCTCTGGATGGACGAGGCCGCGTTCATTCGTAGCGAGGAGCCGTGGCAGGTCATGCGGCCAGCCCTCTCCGATAAAGAGGGTCTTCTTATCACTACGACCACTCCAGACGGCAAAAACTGGTTTTATGACGAGTTCTGGAATAAGGACGCGATGAAGGATGAGAATCAGGGCCGCGTAGAGTATCGGAGTATTGATAATCCTTACTTTCCGAAGACAGAGTGGGAGTATACGAAGCAAAGATACCATCCTCTCTTGTTCGCACAAGAGTATATGGCTGCTTTCGACAGTATGGCGGGCCGGGACCTTGCCGGAGAATGGTTACACTACTACACAGAAGAGGATCTTCCGCGTAATAGTGACGGCACACTCCAAAAACTACGCAAATACATGGGCGTAGACCCAGCAGTAAGCATGAGCGGCAAAGGAGACAGGTTCGTAATTAGCGTCGTAGGCGTCTCAAACGACAACAAAGTCTACTTATTAGACCAGTACGCCGCTAAAATCCCCTTCGCAGAACAATTAGAGAAGATCCAAGAGTATTATCTTCGTTATAATGCTGATATTATTGGGATTGAAAGTAATGCTTATCAGGCAGCCTTGGTGCAGCAGGCTGAAAGGCTGCCCAGTATGCCTCCTATTGTGCCGATTTTTGCTAAGGGTAAGAAGTATGAGCGTATTATGGCTATGAGTCCGCTTTTTCGGATTGGTAAGGTGCTTATTAAGGCTGAACATCGTGATTTTATTGATGAGTGGATCAATTATGATGCAAGTATTTCAAATCCGAAAGATGACTGTTTGGATTCGGTGGAGATTGCGCTGCGTACGGCTGGCGCGTTGCTTGGAGAATCGTTTTTTGAGGAGAAGAAGGATGCTTCGGCGCTTCCTGACTGGGTTTTGCAGGATAGGCCGTCGAATGATAAGAGTGAGGACCGTTTTGTTGACGAATACTTAGGGAGTATGTGGTGATGAGTTGGATTAGTAGTCCTGATAATGCTGCGGATGCTGTTACTGGTGAGCGTATTTTTCCAAAAGAGCGTGTTTTTGATACGCAGATTCTTAATAAGCGTTTTTCGTTTGATAATTCTAAAAATCAGTTAGTTAAGGAGTCTACAATTGTTTGGTTGGCGGAACAGGCAGGATTCACTGTTATTACAGGTGATGTTAGAGATTCTGGAGACTCAAAAAACGTGGACGCAGGAGATGTTGAATCTAGAGACGGAGCGCCTTCGACTAGAAAAGTTAAGGCTAGAGGGAAGTAAGCCGTTAGAGAATGTTCCTATGGGGCAGTTGCGTGTTAGTGAAGATGAGCAGGACGCTGATTGGGCTTTGAAGAATGGCATTATTGATCTTGCAGAGTATAAGACGCTTTTGGAAAAGTCTGGGCTAGTTCCTTCTGATATGGAGTTTGTGTAGTGAGGCTTTGGGGGCTTCTTGCATGGTTTTGTGAGGATCCTGCGGATTTGCGTAGGGCTATTTTGTCCTATGCTTCTCTTGTTGATGGTATTGTCGCTGTTGATGGTGATATGCAGATTGCTAAAAGTGCAAGAGAAGAGTATTTTGCTGGTTATTGGAAGTTTATTGATAAGCATCCTTTTTTGCAGTTGCACATTGGTGAGGGGGCGGATGGTGTTAATTCTCCTTTTGAGCAGGTGCGTGCAATTGAAGAGGCTTGTAAAGAGGCTGGTTTAGAGTATATTATTATTCGTCCTGATACTATTTGGCAGGGTGAGACAGATAAGTTAAATTTCTGTTTTAATATTATGCACGAGTATTGTGATTGGTTTACGTATATTCATGCTGATTTTGAGTTAGATAATGATACTACTAATGTTGCTGATGTTTGTAAAGAGTTGGCTGCTTTAAAAAATACTAATGTTGTTTGGGCTAAAGAGTGGGCGGTTGATAATCCTAAAGAAAAGAAGACTAGTAGGCAGGATATTAAGGCTGGACAAGAGGGCTTGTCGCCTTTGTTTATTAGGGCTTCGCCGTATCTTAGTGTTAAGAAACGGCATTGGTACTGGTTTTATACTCCTCCTGTTGGTCAACGTTTATGTTTGACTAAGCGGCTTATTGGTAGTGAGAAAATTAAGGGTTATAGGTATGAGAGCGAGTATCATTTAAAGGCGCCTTTTAGGGTTAAGCATTGGGTTTTGTGGCAGGATAAGTTGCGTATGCGCTTTAAGCATGAGTATTTGCGTGTTAAAAATAGCCAGTTTCATGAGACTGGTATTGATTAGGGGGGTGAGTTGTGGCAGAAGAGTATTCGGATGGGTATTCTAACGAGGATAAGCCAGAGGGGTATGCTCCTGCTGATAAACTCGTTAAGATGGTTGAGGAGTTAGAGCGGCAGCGCGAGCGTATGGAACAACAATGGAAGTTGAATTTGTCGTTTTATAAGGGTAAGCAGTATGTGTTTTATAATCGTCGTTCGCGGCGTATAGAGTCTCTTCCTACTGATGATGGGGATAAGCCGCGTTATCGTGTTCGGCTTGTTGCTAATCAGATTGCTCCTCATTCTAATAGTTTGTTGGCGCGGTTGACGAAGACTAAGCCTACGTTTTTTGCGACTCCGGGTCAGGGTTCGTATGAGGCGCAGAAGGCTGCTGAGGTTGCTGAGTCCTTGTTGGATTATTGGTGGGATCGGTTTGGTCTTGCTTCTAAGCGCGAAGAGGTTATGTTGTGGAGTATTATTTGTGGTAATGGTTTTTGGAAGATTAGTTGGGATGATACGGCTGGTTCTAAGGTTAAGTTGATGGTTGATCCTGATGGTACTCCTATTGTGAATCCTTTGTTGGAGCATTTTTTTGGTCAGCGTCTTGCAAGTATGGGTATTGATCCTTCGGAGTTTGAGCGCGAGGTTTTTGAAGGCGAGATTAAGGTGGATGTTATGTCGCCTTTTGATGTGTTGTTGGATGATTCTGCTCAAGTATTTGAGGATTGTAAATATGCTATTTGTGTGCATCCTATGAGTCCTGAGGATATTAAGAAGCGGTATGGTGTTTTGTTGAAGCCTAATGCTGTGAATAAGTATCCTGACGAGTCGCTTCCGGGTGTATTTGGGAATAGTAATTCTAAGACAAAAGAGAATATTCGTATGGTGTATATTGGGTATTTTCTTCCTAGTCCTAAGTATCCTGATGGTCGTTATGTTGTGTTTACGAAGGATCCTAGTATTGTGTTGTTTGAGTCTGAGTGGCCGTACCCGTTTTTGGAGTTGCCTCTTGTGAAGTTTCCGGGTGTTCGTGTTCCGGGTCAGTTGTGGGATCAGAGTGTTGTTGAGCATGCTATTCCTCTTCAGAAGGAGTTGAATCGTACGTTGTCGCAGATTATTGAGTATAAGAATCTTACGTTGAAGCCGCAGATGTTGGCTCCGGTGGGTTCTTTGCGTCAGCGTATTACGGATGAGCCGGGGGCTATTTTTGAGTATAATCCTGTTGCTGGGCGCGTGCCGGAGCAAATGCCGCTTCCGGGGTTGCCTAATTATGTGTTTGAGCAGTTGCAGGATATTGGTGCTCGTTTGAAGGATATTTTCGGGTTGAATGAGGTTGTTGA